GCCGACGACCAGCACTTCACCGGCAGAGGTATTCAGTTCGTGGAGCGCGTACCAGCCGCGTCGCTCGCGTGAACCCTCGACCCGGCAGCGGACCATGCGTCCGGTGGTGTCCAGTTCTGTGACCAGCAGGCCAGCGGACTGCAGCTGCTGCAGCACATCCCCATAGTTCTCAGACATTCAGTAGTTTCCTGAGCCGCTATCTACCCAGGAAATGCGCGTCCGAATACCCGCGTCCGTCAGGTCCAGGGAGGACCCATCGCTGGTATCGAGAATGCCTCTCAGCACCAGGGCGGATTCAGTTGCGTAGGCAGCACGCGGCCTTTCACAAGCCACCCGGGGGGATGGGGCCGAATCAATGCTTGCGTGGTACATCAGGATTCCCCAAAGGCAGGCAGTGCTGCCGGTTGTCTTGTTGCTCTTGTTGTTGACGGAGGCGCTCGCGCTCTGCCAATGCTTCGTCACCTACCAGCCCGGGCACCGCATCTGTCAGGGCCAGGGCCGCGAGTTCCATGGCCTGTCGTGCGGCTGCGCTGGCTGGACCACGCCTTCGATATCTGGATCGATGGGCGCGGTAGATCGCCATGTCAGTCCTCTGCCCCAGGCTTACCAGCCGCACGGCAGGCGTTTCGCTCCAAGCGGTAGCAGAGCCTGCGCACTTCTCGCGTCAGATCCTGGATTCGATCTGCCTCGGGGACGGTCAGCTGCTGATCGGCCAAAGCGTCGATCCCCGCCCCGGCCAGCGCCCCAGTCAGTTTGTGCAACTCAAGCAATTTCGCTTGGATAGCGGCGAGCTCGTCGGGCCAACCCCCCTTAGGCGGCGGCGGGACGTAATCCACCATCAAGCTGTACTGGCCTGCGAGCGAGCACACCCAGTCAGTGGCAATCTCCTGAGTACCGACGAACAGCAGCAAATAGTCCGTCAGGATCTCAGCCATCTCCATCGATACCGACTCACCATCGATGCCCCTGAGCTTCTTGCGTAACGTCTCAGCGGATATCGACTTGCCACGGCGCTTGCTGATGTGCGCGGCCGCATCCTGCAGCCCACCAGGCGCACGGGCAACCGCGTTGTTCAGCGCGTCCCGCCAATAGAGGTCTGAGCGCAGACAGGTCATGCTTCCCCCTGAAACACGCTGTCGATCATCGTGGGAATGCCGGCAACATCGCGGGCAGAATTCCACCCATGCCAGAGATCATCAGCTTCCCGCAGCGCATGCGGTTCACCGCGATCCGCGCATACGATGCGACAGCCGGCCTTGGCGGCGTTGTTGCCGTTCTTTTCGGGCCCGAGGATGGGGCACGGGCGCACCGTCACCTTCATGCGATCTCTGCCGACCAGATGTCGGGCCGGATCGCAGACAGCGAGAGCGGCTCGCATTCAAGCGAGCGGCTGATCTCGATAGACGCCAAATGAATCTTGCGCGCCAAAGTATGGCTGGGCTTCTTGTTCCTCCAGCCGGTTGCGCACTGCCACAGGTAACCCTCAGAACTGCCGGTCAGGGCAGCGAGGCGCCGCTTGCGTTCGGGATCCGAAATGAAGGTGAGTAGGTCCATAGGGCTAGTATTTAGCCGGGAGCTAAACCAATTTGTCAAGCTCCCAGCGAAACAACCGTGTTTAGCTACTAGCTACGCTTCCAGCATGGACGCCATCACTGCCCGACACCTCAACCTTCAGGCCCTGGTGGCCAGGCTCAAGCCACAGCTGGGAACACAAAAGGCGATTGCCATCCACTTGGATATGGCTCCCTCCTACCTGAATCAGCTTCTCAGCGGTAAGAAGCTAGGGGATGATGTTGCCCGCAAGATTGAACGCGCCGCTTCGCTCCCACACGGCTGGCTTGATCAACCGAGAAGCCTCGAAGCCGACGATTCTGCTCAGCCCGAAAGTTCTCAGGATCTGCGAATCGACCCTGCCATCATCGCCTCCGCGATCAGGCTGGTGCGGCTGACCTTCGCTAACCTCGGCATTGATGACTTCAACAATGAAGATGACGGCACCCCGTTGGCTTACGCCTACGAGTACCTCTATCAACGAGGCGAGGCGACGGTGACCCCCGACAATCTGATTGATTTCAGCAAGGCGCTGGCACAAAAGCTCAGGGAGAAAAATGGAGAAGCAGAAGAAGGAGCCCCCAGCCCCGGGGACACTCGAAGCGTTGGCCGCAGTGATCGCGCAACGCGTCGCAAGGCGTGACGTAGCGAAGCCTAAGCTCAGGCTTGTATCTGCGCCTAAGCCATCCGTCATCGACAGCGTAACCAGGGATAGCATTCTCCGGCGCATTCGCTGGCTGAGAGATCTCTACAACCTGGGTTGCCTGATCGACCAGGCTACGTTCAATGAGCCTGGCATCGATTGCCTCGATGACGAGACGTTGATGCAACTACATCGAGAAATGGAAGCTGCGAGGGAATGCTGCATGGAAGGTGTCCCGCTGGATGAAGCGGGATTCATCAAGGATGTATCGATCCGCGACTGCTGACGACATAGTTCGCAGGTGGGCGCCAAACGCGCCCACTTCAGTTCGCCGGACTGGCTGCCGAGTGTTTTTCTCGCACTGCCCGCTCCCGCTCGCCCCGCTCAGTTCCGCATCGCTGGCGGGCCGCAGCCATCTGACTGTCCGCCGCAATTCGTTCAGCGCTTTGAGCTTGCTGCAGGCTCGCGATCTGCGAACGCAATCCGGAAGCGTAGGTCGCACCCGCAAGATTGTTCTTCGCCGTCGCAAGCTGTCTGTTCAAGTTGGCGATCTGGCGTGAGACCTCTTGGTTCCGCGCATCGACAGGCCCGTAGATGCGCCGCTGCTCGCCTGAAACACAGTTCCGCTCGGCAATGCCAGCATCGGCAAGCTCCGTCGTTTGATACACCGCCGCGCGGTTCGCGGCCTCACCAGCGCTCTCCGCCGATGCTCGATTGGAACGCAACTTCATCGGCTCCGCCTTCGGAGAGCACGGCTCTTGGGAATAGACGGTCTCCCCTGCCCCTCCTTTGCACTTGTAGACCTGGCCTGCAGCCGACTGCGAGGCCACGACGGCCACAGCAGCAAAAAGCACCCTACTCAGCATTGCCGCCTCCCTGGCTCATTGCTCGCAAGCAAATTAGCCGTAGTTCCCCTCGCTTTTCCAGACCCTCCTGAAAAATTTAGCCACCAGCTATTGCATTGACAATTTAGCTGTGGGATAAATCGCCCTGCCGGCTCCACAGCCGGCGGGCGACCGGCGGGTCACCGCTGCCCGGCAACTCCCCTGCCCCGGCACATGACCCGCCGGCGCCCTCCTTCTGACAGGAGCGCGCCATGTCTCACCGCTACGCCGATCAAAGTCCCTGCGGGCTGCCGCCTCTGGCCGTGAAGGCCATGCTCGCGCTGGCAGCACGCGATCACAGGACCGCCAGCACCCTCTGGGTTCGCAGCAAGGGCGAACACAGCCGCAACCAGCTCCGCCGCTCGCGGCGGATGGGTGTTGCCAGCCTCCGCCTGGAAGCCTGCTCACGCGATATGTCGGCCGAGGTGCGGGCATGAGCGCTGTTGAAACCAGCCTGGCGACCCTGAAGCGCATTGCGTGCGTCAACGCGGAGTTCGCCGCCGTCGCGGCGACCACTCCGGATTTTATGTGTCGCATGGGCGATTCCATGTTGAAGAAGCAGTCCGTGGACCTGCATGCGGTCCACGCCGCGCTTTCGGAGCTGGTCGACCAGGGCGACCGCCTGACTGCGGCATTCCGCGCGCTTGGTCAATCTAACCAGCAATGCGAAGCATCTATGACGGCATTCGCTGCAGCCCTCGCTCGCATCAAAGGCGGTGTCGCATGAGCCGACGCCTCCGCTTTGCCTGGGCAGCCGTTGCTTTGGTAGCTGCAGTCGCCGTACCGCTACGCGTCGCAGAGATCCAGCAGGCACACAACGATCGCGATGCCGGGAAGCTGCGTTGGACCACAACCAGCACGGTCAGGGGCTGAACATGCGTCAGACCTCACGCCCCCTGCCGCCCTCGGTACCGCTCTGCGGCCATGGGCATCATCCGCAGATCGTGACGACTGAGGGCGCGCCCACCGGTCATCGCCTCGGCACGCCCTGCCCGCCACTGCTCCATATCGAGTGCTACCGCTGCGGCGTCGCCACGCGTCCGGTGCCGCTGGAAAAGGCTGCGCTCGCCGAACTCCGCTGGACCGATCCCAGCCTCTCGCATCTGCGCATCCCGATCTCCCACCTCGCACGCCATCGCGGCGAGGTCCTGGCCGAACTCGCGGCCGAGACCCCTTCCACGCTCATCGCAGCCTGACCAGGAGACAGACCATGCAAGCCCCTCTCAAGCCAAAGGAAAAGGCCGCCCTCATCGCAGCTTACGG